AAAAAGTTTATCCAAGAAGGGAAAGGAAATGCAAGAGACGATATGTATCTTAGAAGATTTTCTAAGCTTAGAAATGAATTACAGCGTAATTTTGACAAAGATTTAGTTGGATTAGATAATTTAAATTTTTTAGCAGAAAAGGGATATAGTATTGATGAAAAAGATAGGAAGGCTCCTTTAGATCGGGCAATGAGATCTAGGGATAAGATTGATGACACCTTGTTAAGTATGTATGTTTCTGATAGTTTTAAACCAGCAATGAGGGAAGCTGGAATATCTGGCTACCAAGAAGGTGGTGCAGTTCAAGATGATGCTATGATGGAGCAATTTTTACAGCAGCAACAAATGATGCAGCAACCGCAACAGGGTGGTAATGGATTTGTACCTTTTGACCAAAGACAGCCGGGTGCAGCGGCTAGTGGTAGTTGGGGAGAGCCCGGTGCTTATATGGAGTCTTTAAGAGCGAGTAGAGATAGTTTACAACAAGCAGCAGAACAAGCAAAGCTTGATAGTGCTCGTCAATCCTTAGAGGCTATTAAATTAGATTCTTTAATACGCTCATTAGGTAAGGAAGGAGAATCAATAGAGAGAAGACCAGAAGGTGGTGGGTATTTATTTAATGATTTACCTAGCGGTAGAGGGTTTATGAAAGAGGGCGAAGATAGAGGGTGGATATAGGTATATTACAATGTCAAAAATAGACAAAGACCCAAGAGCACTATATAATGAAGAACTACATCGCCAATGGAGAGACGCTCGTTCTGACTGGGATACGGAGTCTCGTAAAGATATTGATTTCTACCTTGGTAATCATTTTAGTGCAGAAGAGTCCGATGAGCTTTCCCAGAGAAATCAGGCAGATATACCGATGGACAGGATATCATCTGCTATTGAAAAATTTAAAGCAGTATTAACATCAAGAGCACCAGCATTTACAATCACTCCTAGAGAGGATTCAGATGTTCAGGTAGCTACATTATGGAGAACGATCATTGGTTATATCTGGCAGATATCTGATGGTGATTCCCAGATAAAACAAGCAATACATGATTATGCAACGACAGGTATTGGCTATCTATATGCTTATATTGATGGACAATCAGACTTCGGTAGAGGGGATGTAAAGTTCACTTATATTGACCCATTCAGGGTCTATACTTCGCCTTCATCCCGTGATCGCTGGTTTAGCGATTCTGACGGAATTATCTTGTCTACTATACTAACCGGTGAACAAGTGCTGAACCTCTACCCTGAATTAGGAGATCAAACAGATCCAGAAACTGGAGAAGTAATACCGGGTATTATTAATGATATATCTGGATTTAGTTATGACGATGAAGATTACCCTGCTTCTCAAAACAAAAATTCTATTACTGCTTTTACTCCATCTGATGTAAAGGATAAAGATTATTTTGAAGTTAAAAAGTATCAGATATTAGAAAGGTTTTATAAAGTCAAAGTTCCATTTTATCGCTTGATTGATATTCAAAGTCAAGAAGAATCTATTTTGTCTCCTGATGAGTATATGGAATTTGCGGAGCAAAATGCAGAAGTATTAGAAAGTGGAGCTTTTCAAGTAGTTGAGGTATTGCAAAACAGGGTGAAGGTTTGTGCTACTCTTGGAGAAATAGTTTTATATGAATCTATTTTAAATACAGATGAATATCCAATAGTCCCGTTGCCAAATGTTTGGACAGGCACTCCATATCCCAAGAGCGATGTCTCCCGTGCTAGACCAATGCAGCGACTTTTAAATAAGCTGTGGTCATTGGCACTCTCTCATGCCCAAGCTTCAGCGGGACTAAAACTATTAGTTCCTCTTGGTAGTGTGGATGATGTAGGGCAACTTGAAAAAGATTGGGCAAATCCAAACGCTGTAATAGAAGTAGATTCTTCTCAAGGGGAACCTCATTATCCAGCACCTCAACCACTTGCTGGTGAATTTTACAAATTAATACAGCAATCAGAATTTTATATAGATTTTATCTTTGGTCTGCCAGAAATGATGCATGGGTTTGCTGAAAAAGCACCAGAGACTGTCAAAGGTACAGAAAGAATGATAGCGTTGGGTACAGAAAGACCTAAATCTAAATTAAGAGATATTGAGTTTAGTATGAATAGACTCGGTAAAATTATTTATAATCTTTCCAAAGGTCATTATACTTTCCAAAAGATTTTTAGACTAGCACAACCGAATAATAATATAACAGAAGTTATGGCAAATTATTATACAGACATTAGCGGTGCTGTATTAGATATGAAAAAAGATAGACATTTTTTAGATCAACACGATATTCGGATTGAACCGGGTTCCACTATGCCTTCCAATAAGTGGGCAGAGTTAAATGTATATTTAGAAGCTTACCAAATGGGGATTGTGGATAAGTTTGAGGTATTAAAGAAGAACCCGGAAATATTTGATAAAGAAGGCATCTTGATGCGAACAGATGAAAAGCAGCAAATGATGCAACAAATTCAAGCTCTTGAAGAGCAATTAAAGACTTTGCAGGGTGACTTGCAAACAGCCCAGAGGGAATCTGTTAGTGACCGTAAGAAAGTGGAAGTGGAGAAATTCAAGTCCAGACTATCTGAGGTTTCTTCAGATGCCAAAGCTGATCGTAGAGTTCAGCGTAATAAACTCGAAAACGAGGTGAAGCTCGAAGTGGAGAAATTAGCTAGGGATCTTGAAAGAGGTTCTAACGAAGTTAGTTCAACTCCGCAGGATTAGAGACATCTTAAAATAAGGAGATAATATGAGCACATTAGAACAAGCAGAGGCTAATGTCGGTACTCAACCGATGGACAGTGAAACAGCATTCGTTGAGGATATCGTTAATCAAGAACCCGCAGGTACTGTTGAACCTATTCAACAGGAACAGGGGTTTGTTGATCCTGCACCAGAGGAAACTATTTCAATAGACTATGAGTCTGAGGCAAAGAAGTTTCAGTCAATGTATGATCGGGCACAGTCCGAAAATCAAAAACTGTCACGACTAGAGCCACTAGCTCAACTATTGGAAACGAGACCAGATCTGGTACAGAAATTGCAAGACGGTATTGCCAATCAACAGAGTGCACCAGAATCACAACCCGGACTGAGTGAAGATGACTTCAACCCTTGGGAAGCCTTCACAAAACCCGGATCACAATCCAATCAGTATGTGTCTACTCAGATGCAGCAAATGGCTGGTGAAATGATCCAGAATGCGATGGCTGAACAACAACGCCAAATGCAAGCCGATATGTATTTAAACAATACGATGGGAACGCTTCGTGATACTTATAAAATGTCAGACAACGATATAAAAGAGTTCATGGAGTTCTCAACGCAGCCCACAGAAAAGGTTGGTTTAAGTAACTTGGTAAAGCTATGGCGAGATGTCAATGGCAATTCTGTTGCCAATAACGACACAGTAGAAGCGGTAAGTGCAGCGAAACAAGCTCCTCGTACAGCCGGAGTCCTACAAGGACAGGCTCATCAGAGTCCTAAAACAGACCAAGATAAGGTTTGGGATACGATTATGAGTACGGGTAGTGGATCTACACTTCCATAATAATAACAAATAGTAAGAGGAAAATAAAATGGCAATTTCATATAATTCTGGAACATTAAAGTCCAGTGATGTAACAGCCTCAACAACCTCTGCTGGCGTAGGAACCGCCCCAGATCGCAGACGATTATATAATTTCGGAGACCGAGTAGCTGAACTAGCTCCTGAGGAATCTCCGTTTTTCGTCTATCTGAATAAGGTTGCGAAAGCTCCTACCGATGACCCAGTATTCCGTTACTTAGAGAATAGGAATAAAATAAACTGGACTGACCGAGGATTTTTATTAGCTGCGGCTGTAAATAGTGGATCTGCTGTATCAGCAGGCTCATCTTATACATTCACAGTTGATACTTCCGGTGGTGCTTCAGTTGATTGGTTAATCAAAGGTATGGTATTTGTTGTAAGTACAGTTGACAGTGCAGCTGGTATTGGTCACACGATTGCTCGTGTTGACTCAGCTGTCTCTGACCTCGGTTCTAGCTCTTCTTTCACTGGTAAGATCATTGATGTTTCTAACTCTAATGTTAGTGGGTATAATGTTCTTGCTGATAATGACAGCTGCCAAGTAATTGGTACTTCATTTGAAGAAGGTTCTGGAGCTCCTGATGTATGGTCAAGCGAACTTGAAGATAGTTATGGGTATACCCAGATCTTTAAGACTGCTTGTGAGATGACTAATACAGCAATAGCTACTCGTTATCGTGGGTACGCAGACGAATGGTCTCGTATCTGGGCAGATAAACTTCGTGAGCATAAGGTTGATATTGAGAGAGCAATGCTATTCGGGCAAAAAGCTCGTGTAGGTGGCATTCAATACACTGAAGGTATTGTAGGACATATTGTGAAGAACGTAAACCCATCTGCTTCAGATGCGGCTTTTTCGTATTCTTCTGGTAGTTCTTACTATCGTACAGCGGCTCAGTCTGAGTTCACTTACGATAGATTACTTTCAGACCTAGAAGTAATTTTTGATCCAGCTCGTGGTGGATCTTCAGATAAGCTAGTTCTTTGTAGTTTACCTGTAATTACTTTTTTCAACAAGTTAGGTGATGGAGCATTTATTGATACTTCTATCGGCTCAACGGCTAATATGCCTTATCGTATGAATTTCGATTCAAGACAAGGTGCATTTGGTCATTCCATTATGGTTATTGATACTATACATGGTCGTTTAAACCTAGTTAAAGAACCACTATTTCGTGGTATCGCATCTGGGTTTATGCTAATGGCTGATATGAGTCAAGTTGCTTACAGACCACTTGTTGGTAATGGGTTAAATCGTGATACTCATGTAATATCAAATGTTCAATCAGATGATGAAGATTTAAGAAAAGATATGATCTTGACCGAAGCTGGTCTTGAGATTACTCTTTCTGAATCTCACGCTCTGTATAACATTGAATCCTTATAAGGAGGTATGATATGAGATCCGATACAAGTAACAAATCAAGTGGTAAGTACGGTGGTGTAGCAAAAGGTGTGGTATCC